ATGGCAAAACAAATCAAGTTCAGTGAAGAAGCGCGCCGTGCGATGTTGCGCGGGGTGGACAAACTTGCAGACGCAGTGAAAGTCACATTAGGTCCGAAAGGCCGCAACGTCGTATTGGAGAAAAAATTCGGTTCGCCGCTCATCACGAATGACGGGGTAACGATCGCGAAAGAAATCGAGCTCGAAGATCCGTTTGAAAACATGGGCGCGAAATTGGTCGCTGAAGTCGCCAGCAAAACGAACGACATCGCTGGGGACGGTACAACAACCGCTACGGTATTGGCTCAAGCGATGATCCGCGAAGGCTTGAAAAACGTAGCAGCTGGTGCCAACCCGATGGGCATCCGTCGCGGTATCGAAAAAGCGGTTGCTGTTGCGGTTGAAGAATTGAAAGCCATCTCCAAACCGATTAAAGGAAAAGAGTCGATCGCCCAAGTTGCTGCGATCTCGGCTGCTGACGAAGAAGTCGGCCAATTGATCGCTGAAGCGATGGAACGCGTTGGCAATGATGGCGTTATCACGCTTGAAGAGTCGAAAGGCTTCACGACGGAACTCGACGTTGTCGAAGGGATGCAATTCGACCGCGGTTACGTTTCACCGTACATGATTACGGATACGGAAAAAATGGAAGCTGTCCTTGAAAATCCGTACATCCTCATCACGGACAAAAAAGTATCGAGCATTCAAGAACTGTTGCCGGTCTTAGAACAAGTCGTCCAACAAGGCCGTCCGCTCCTGATCATTGCGGAAGATGTTGAAGGCGAAGCATTGGCGACGCTTGTTGTCAACAAACTGCGCGGCACGTTCAATGCGGTTGCTGTCAAAGCGCCTGGCTTCGGCGATCGCCGCAAAGCGATGCTCGAAGACATTGCGATTTTGACAGGCGGCGAAGTGATCTCGGAAGAGCTTGGCCGTGAATTAAAATCGACGACGATCGCGTCGCTTGGTCGTGCGGCGAAAGTTGTTGTCACGAAAGAAACGACGACGATCGTCGAAGGCGCTGGCGATTCGGAGCGCATCAAAGCGCGCATCAACCAAATCCGTGCGCAGCTTGAAGAAACGACGTCCGAATTCGACCGCGAAAAACTGCAAGAACGCTTGGCGAAATTGGCTGGCGGCGTAGCGGTCATCAAAGTTGGGGCGGCAACAGAAACAGAATTGAAAGAACGCAAACTGCGCATCGAAGACGCGCTCAACTCGACTCGTGCGGCTGTTGAAGAAGGCATTGTCGCCGGTGGTGGCACGGCTCTCATGAACATCTACAACAAAGTCGCTGCCATCGAAGCGGAAGGCGATGAAGCAACCGGCGTGAAAATCGTATTGCGCGCGATCGAAGAACCGGTTCGTCAAATCGCGCAAAACGCTGGTCTGGAAGGCTCGATCATCGTTGAGCGCCTGAAAAACGAAAAACCGGGCATCGGCTTCAATGCGGCAACAGGTGAATGGGTCGACATGATCGAAGCTGGTATCGTTGACCCGACGAAAGTCACTCGTTCGGCGCTGCAAAACGCTGCATCTGTCGCCGCAATGGTCTTGACGACAGAAGCGGTCGTTGCCGACAAACCGGAAGAAAACAAAGGCAACAACAACATGCCGGATATGGGCGGCATGATGTAATCATCGCCTCCAATCCTTTGGAACACTGGGGTTCTCCCCGGTGTTCTTTTTGTTTTGACCACATTTTGACCACGAAAATCACAAATTTTTGATGAAGTTGCTCATAAGCTCGCTAAATTTCTGCGAAGCTCTTTCTTCCAAATCTTTTGTTAGATGCGCATAAATGTTCATGGTTGTTTCGATATCTGCATGGCCGAGGCGCTGCTGGATTTCTTTGATTCCCACTCCTGCTTCAATAAGTAAACTAGTATGAGTGTGCCGAAGGGAGTGAGGTGTTACATGTTTATGAATGTTTGCGATTCTCAGTAGTCGCTTCATTCTGATTTCAATTTTTTTAGGCACTTCAGGGAATCCACTTGGCCGCGCAAACACGAAACCCAGATCGTGATATAACTCTCCCATTCGCAATTTGATTTCATTTTGCTCAGCTTTGTGCTTCTTTAGAAGTGAAATGATGTTTGGATCGACTTTGATGGTTCGAATGGATCCCTGTGTTTTAGGGGGCAGTAATTGATAATATCTTTCGTTGTTTCTAGGGCTGTACAACGTTTTTGTAATCGCAATGGTATGTTCTTTAAAGTTAATATCCTTCCACTGAAGGGCCAGTAATTCACCTAGCCGCATACCAGTGTATGCCAAGGTTGAAAACACGACATAATCCATAGCCAGCCCGTGTTCTTGGGCTGTTTTCAAAAAGAGGGCTAACTCATGCTTTTCTAAAAATTTCATGTCTTTATTGCCGCTTTCAATGTCCTCCACTGTTTTTTTCTGCTTAGGCACCTTGGCGTATTCCGTAGGATTAGAGTTTATCAATTCCAATTCCATCGCTTTTTTAAAAATCATTCTCCCTGTTGTATGAATTCCGTCTAGGGTGTTGTCAGCATATCCTTTTTTCTTGAGATCCAAGAGCATGTCTTGATACATTTTTCGTGTAACATCCTTTAGCTTCAAGTTGCCGAAGTAACGCATCAAGTGCCCCAGTTCATGTTTCCTGGCGCGAATGGTGCTTATTTTTGCGGTCTCGCTGTATATTGCTAACCATTCTTGTGCGAAATCCTTGAATAGTATATTCGTGTCCTTCACGTAGCCTCCGTTATTTATTTCGTCGTACAATTTGGCCGCAGCCAACTGCGCTTCTTTTTTCGTCTTAAAGCCTCGACGTGTCGTCGTTTTCCGTTTCCCGGTCGCCGGATCGATGCCGACATCCATTTTAAACATCCATTTCTCGCCGTCTTTAGTTTTATACTTTTGGAACGAAGCCAATGTTATCGCTCCTTCTCGTCTAAGTTTTCGATGATGATTTTCTGACCGTTTTCTAAAACGCCAATGAGTTTGCCATCCTCTACGGTGATTCGTGAAAATACAGGAATACTGGCCATTGAGCAGCTGTTTGTTTTCTTTTTCTTCTTTTTACGATAGTCGTCCAGGCGAATAATCAATTGGATCACCTCCTTTTTGTGGGAATGTATGTTTGGTTTTGTGATTAAAACAAATTACAGATTGCGCTGAGTGTTCCGCGCAGGCTAAAAAAAGGGCAACAATCGCGTTGCTCTTTTAAATTTTTAACTCCCTCTTCAAATGAACCACCTCTTTAGGTATGCCATAGGTTGCCGCAACCTCATAAATGGTCGCATCGGTACTACGATATGTATAAAGCACCTCATCCGACAGAAGCAATTCCACGGCAAACTCATTCGCTTCCCTTTCCACTTTGTCCATACAGAAAAGTGTGTTTTTTCGCAAAAATGAAGTGCTAAGTTCGGGATGCAACACCGCATGCCCTAGCTCGTGAGCACAGACGAAGCGTTTTGTATACTCGTCTAACTCTGAATTGATATGAATGATCTGAATCCGACGGAACGTATGATGATACCCGTATATCCCGCCCAGCGGCTCAAACAACAGCACAATGCCTTTCTGTGATGCGATCTCAAAGGGGTTGTTCGTGCCGTGCTTTCGGATCATCTTCTCTACAATTTGTTTGATCTTTTCAGCCATAGCGAACCCCCTGGAGATGGTTATTCTTTTCGATATTTCTTCGGCGTGAATTTTTGCTTTGCGATGCGCTTGGCGAGGCGGAGAGAGTTTTCCAAAGATGCGATCAGCAGTTCCCGATCCTCTTCATCGAGTTCGTCGATGTCCATTCCACCAAACGCAGCGAAACCATTTTTACTACTTAACCCCTCAATAATTTTTTCGAGTTCTCTTTGAATGTTCCGTTCTTCTCTTTCAGTTAATTCAGGAAGCGACGAGGAAGGGTTATCAGTTCTACCAAGAAGATAATCCGTTGATACATTAAAAAAGTCAGCCAACTCAGAGAGAGTCGATGATTTAACCTCTCTTTTTCCTACTTCCCACATTGCAACAGTTGAAGGCGAAACGTTGATTTTCTTTGCAAACTCCTCTTGAGAAAGACCTCTTTTCTTACGCAAAAGCGCAATTCTTTTGCCGACTACTTTGTTATCCAACGCGATCACTCTCCTTATTATCAATTATACTTACAATTAGTGAGTAAATAAATAATTCTCACAAAAAGTGAAAAATCCTATTGACTACTCACTTAAAGTGTGTAAAAATTTAATTAGTCACAGAAAGTGAGGTGATGAGATTGAACGAGGAGTTGATTAAGGTTAGAAAAGCATTGGGGCTGTCGCAGGCAGAAGCTGCAAAAAAAATCGGCATATCTCCCGGGATGCTCGCGATGTTAGAAACAGGGAAGAGAAGTGGGAGCGACCGAACAAAGATTAAGATTGCCATGTTTTATAAAAAGAGCGTGGAAGAACTTTTTTTTAAACATAATCTCACTTTATGTGAGAAAAAAGATAAATACGTAAGATAAACTCACTAAAGGTGGGTGGTGAAACAGTTGGATCCAGTTAGTTTGTCGGAATTCAAAAAACAATTCCCGATTTTTAAAGATATTCCGGACAATGAGTTCACTTATCACAATGGCAAATGGCTTATATCGCTTAAAGCGACAAAACAGCTTGCATATCAACATAAACACAAAGAGTTAATCAAATTCATTAGCGAAGTGGAGGGAAAAACAAAATGAACCAATTACAAGTTTTTAACCATGAGATATTTGGGGAACTCCCGGTGATGATTGTTGGTGGTGTTGAGTGGTTCGGAGCTACAGAATCAGCAAAAACATTAGGCTTTGCTAATCAGCGTGATGCAATTAGAAACCATGTTGATGAGGATGACGTAGCGGTCCACGACGTCATCGATAGCCTCGGCAGAAAACAATCTAAAAAATTCATCAACGAATCCGGTCTTTATAGCCTGATTTTCGGCGCGGCCAAACAAGGTAATAACCCGGAGATCAAGGAAAAGGCAAAGCAGTTCAAACGCTGGGTAACGGCCGAGGTGTTGCCAACCATCCGTCGAACCGGCGGCTACGTCGCGAACGAGGACATGTTCATCAATACGTATCTTCCGTTTGCGGATGAGCAGACGAAGCTAATGTTCCGTGGCGTGCTGGAAACGGTGCGCCGGCAAAATGAGCAGATCGCGGCGATGAAGCCGAAAGTGGAGTATTTCGATGCGCTGGTTGACCGGAACTTGCTGACGAATTTCCGAGACACGGCGAAAGAACTGAAAATCAAGGAACGGTACTTCATCAACTGGCTTTTGGAGAACAAATTTGTGTATCGCGATCAGAAAGGGAAGCTCAAGCCATACGCGGCGTATGTTCCCGAGCTATTCGAGCTGAAAGAGTGGGAGCGAAACGGCAAGGCAGACGTGCAGACGCTCATCACGCCGAAAGGGCGAGAGACGTTCCGGTTGCTGTTGAAAAAAGAAACGGCGTGAAAAAGGGGGGAGTGATATGAAAAAGAGGCCACCGAAAAATCGGCAGCCGAAAGGAATGACGGATGGTAAGCATCTTGATATTTGATTTTGCGAACCATGTTTATTTTAGCTGAACTGCTTTTAATGGTGAAATCGATAAGTTGTGTTAGTCCTACACTTGGTCTAGTAGCGGTAGTCATTGCACTCACCTCCCTTCCCTGGTCACTATTCGACAAGAAGGGAGGAAATTCTACGAAAAAGGAAGGGAAGTCGTCGTGCAAATGGTGGTGCAGGTTCCCGACATTGATAAATACGTGAAGGATCTCGTCCGCCAAGCGTATGAGTTGGGGGTGGAGGAAGGGCGAAAGAGATATAGCTATCCTCCAGTCCTAACTAGGAAAGACTTAGCAGAAATCTTCCAGGTCCAGTTTTCCACGGTAAGCAATTTAACCGATATTCCAGGCTTTCCAAAGCTCACGCACATTCGCGCCCGATATCCTCGCGATCAGGTGTTTCGCTGGATTGAAGAAAATTCGACCTATTTGGATCAAGTGGCGCCTAATCGAAAAATTGGGAGAAGGAGTGAATGATGATGCAAATCAAAAACATCTCGCTCGATGAGTTGCCCAGCGGCGTCAGAAAGCAGATCGGGCGATAGCGGAATGGAAAGTCAGAAATGTTTTTCGAGTCACTGAATTGGATTTCGGTGATGGCCGGGTGTACTACGAGATCAGCGCGATCAGTGACAGCTTCATTCTTGAGCTGAGTGTCAGCGAACTGGGAGTTGAACACGTCAACCGCATCGGAGTGGATACGGTTCGCGACGCGATCAAAGCGCATCCAGAACGCTTCGGTCTCGAGTGAAGGAGGTGAAATGATGTTTTTGCAAAACAGAGAAACATTTTGCAAAAAACGATATAAGCAGTTGCTACGAGAGGAGATCTTTTTAATCGGCTTGGCGGAAGTAATTGAAGCCAGCGGGGATATAGCGGGAGCTAAACAGGTTTGGTCGCGTGTGTGGAAAACTCGCGAAGCGAGAAAGAGTTTGTGCGGCCGGATGCCGGTATGATGATCAAAGTTCGCGATTGGTTGCAGATGTCTTGGGAAGAACGTTTTTGGTTGCTTGAAAACGAAGCCTACCGGCAGTGGAAAAACAGAAAACGGTTCTGCTTGGACAACAGAACCGTTCGACCATGAAAGAGGTCGGTGAAAATTTATCTTGCTAATTCCATTTTATCTCACCGACCTCCAAAACACAAGGGAGGTAATCACTGATGAATCTTGATCGATTTGCTTACGGGTTGCGCGATCCACAATCATATCCAACAGTCGGTGAGTGCCGTCACTGCGGTGCTGAACTATATAAGGGATGTGAAGCAATTCAATTTGAAGGTGATTTGTTCTGTGACACCGTCTGTTTGGGTGAGCATCTTATCGAAACTACTGATTTTGACGAGGTGATCCTATGAAGCCGATCATCCTAGCAGAGACGGCGAACATGGATCATCTTGAATGGTTGCGGTTACGTCAGAAAGGCATCGGCGGCTCGGATGCGGCCGCCATTGCCGGCCTTAACAAATATAAAAGTCCGATCCAGGTGTATTACGAAAAAGTGGAAGGTGTGAAGGAATCGGTGCCGAGTGAAGCAGCCTACTGGGGGACGATCCTGGAGGATATCGTCGCACAGGAATTCAGCCGGCGAACAGGCCTGAAAGTCCGTCGTCGGAACGCGATCTTGCGACATCCCGAATATCCGTTCATGATTGCCAATATCGATCGGCTCGTTGTTGGCGAAGATGCCGGATTGGAATGCAAAACGGCGAGCGAATACCTCAAGGACGAATGGGTGGAAGGCGAAAAGATTCCGGATCAATATTTCATCCAATGCCAACACTATATGGCCGTCACGGGGCGCTCGAGGTGGTACATCGCGGTCTTAATTGGAGGCAATAAGTTTCGCTGGGATGTCATTGAAAGGGATGAGGGCATCATCCGATATCTCATCGAGATTGAGTCAGAATTTTGGCAGCGCGTCATAGAAAAACGGCCTCCGGAAGTGGACGGAAGCGAAGCAAGCACAAATCTATTGAACCTCTTGTATCCGGTGGAGTCTGTCGTGGATGACGAAGCCGAACTGCCTAGAGAAGTGGAGGCGCTCATCGCAGAATTAGAGGCAGTGAACGCGGAGATCAAGCAGAAGAGCGAGAGAAAGGCGGAGATTGAGAACAAAATCAAAGCTCTGTTGGGGGAACGTGAGCGTGGCCGTACGAGTGAATACGTTGTGAAATGGTCGGTCGTGAATTCGAACCGGTTCGATTCCAAGAGGTTTGCAAAAGAACACCCGGATTTGTATCAGCAATACATCCAAACGTCGACGTATCGACGTTTCAGCATCTCTAAAAACAAATCGAGAAAGGCGGTATCACAATGACTCAAGCGGAGAAACTGAAAAACCAATTGGCAGCGAAAGCGAACGGAAACGGCCAGGCGGCCAAGAAGCAGGACGGCGGCAAAGTCACCGTCGCCGATCTCCTGCAAAAGATGAAGCCGGAACTCGAACGGGCGTTGCCGAAGCATCTTGATGCCGATCGGTTGATTCGCATCGCCATGACGGAAATGCGCCGAAATCCTGAACTGCTGTCATGCGAAATCAAGAGCCTGCTCGGCGCGATCATGCAGGCGGCTCAATTGGGCCTTGAGCCGGGCTTGCTCGGACATTGCTACCTCATCCCATTCAAAAATCGGAAAAACGGAACAAAAGAAGTGCAATTCGTGATCGGCTATAAAGGGCTGATCGACTTAGTTCGCCGATCCGGCGAGGTTGAAACGATTAAAGCCGAAGCAGTCTATGAAAACGATGAATTTGAATTTGAATACGGACTTGATGAACGTTTACGTCACAAGCCGTTGCTGTTCGGTGATCGCGGAAAATTAATTGGGTTCTATGCGTACGCCAAGTTCAAAGACGGCGGACATGCGTTTCACGTTATGTCGGTCGAAGAAATCAATCGCCTTCGTGACAAATACTCTAGGGCGAAAGAGTCCGGGCCGTGGCGTGAGGAATACGAAGCAATGGCCAAGAAAACGGTCATCCGGCAGTTAATCAAGTATTTGCCGATCTCGATTGAAATTCAGCGCAACATCTCGCTCGATGAAACGGTTCGCAAGGACATCCATGACGAACCGGAGCAAGTGGACTATATTGACATGGAAGTTGAGGCGATTGAAGGAGAGGTTATCGATGGGGATTCGAGCGAACAGGAGACAGCGGCGGAACAGCAGGAGCTTTTTAACTAGGGGGCATGATGCTCCCTAGTGGCTCTGGGAGGTGATTTGTTATGACGATATATCGCATCGAAAAAAAAGAAAACTATGTGGTGCTAGATAAGGGATTCCTTCACGATCGGGAACTATCTTGGCAAGCAAAAGGATTGCTGGCTTTTATGCTATCTATGCCGAACGATTGGGTGTTTAACATGAAAGACTTGCAAAATCGCAGCAAAAATGGCCGAGATGCGACATACCGCATTATGAAAGAGTTAATCGAGGCTGGCTATGTTACTCGCGTCGAAAACCGGGACGGGGGCAAATTCGGAAAAGTGGAGTATGTCGTTCACGAAGTGAAGCAATCACCGCATACTGAAAGTCCGGATACGGTTCCACCGTGTACTGAAAATCCGTATCCGGGAAATCCGTATCCGGAAAATCCGCCACTACTAAATAATAATAATACTAATTATAAAAATACTAATAATGATGATGATAATAAGGACCGTCCCAAAACCAACAGCCTTAATGCTTTTCGGTTTTATGAAGAAAACTTTCAGCCGACGCTTTCTTCTGTCGATATTGAAATCCTTAATTATTGGTTGGATCGTTTTCCGGAAGAAATTGTTCTCTGTGCCATGAGAAAAGCGCTTGAACAAAATGTCCGGAGAATCAAATACATCGATAGAATCCTTGCTAATTGGGAAATGCAAAAGGTTCAAACGTTAGAAGATGTGGCCCGCTTGGACAGGCAGTATGAACTTGAAAAACAAGCGAGACAAAAACGCGGGGGTGTTGTCAATGGCTCGGTTCACCAGCATCGCGGAAGTAATGACCGATCTACAAAAGAAGATGAAAGAATTTCGCATTACGAACCAGGGAAATGGGACGACGTCGACATCTCCCTCGATGGACTTCTATAAATGCGAAAAATGTAAAGATCTTGGCGTGATCTTCATCGATAACAATACAGCGCGTGTTTGCGATTGCATCGTGCAGCGGAGAATCGAACGGCTTTTTAAATCGTCCGAGATCACCGAAGCCTTCCGTGGTCTGAACTTCTCGAATTTCTCAATTGAAGACCGTCCTCAGATCGTCCGGGACGCCTTTAGATGCGCTGTAAAGTACGTCAAATCGTTTCCGGGTATCAGACATAGCCGGAGGAACTCTATGGCGCTCCTTGGCGCTCCTGGAGCCGGAAAAACACATTTACTGACGGCGGTGGCCAATAATTTGATCAGAAATCAAGTTGAGGTTCTCTATTTTCCGTACCGGGAAGGATTCGACGAAATCAAAGACGATCTTGAGAGCTTGGAACAAAAATGCGAACGAATGAAGGAGGTCGAGGTGCTGTTTATCGATGACTTGTTCAAACGTGGCGCGACTGAATTCGAGATCAAAACCATGTATTCAGTTATTAACTATCGGTACCTGAATCACAAGCCGATCATGGTATCGTCGGAGTGCCTAGAGGATGACCTATTAAACATCGATGAAGCACTCGGCTCTCGCATTATCGAAATGTGTCGGGATTATCTCGTTGAAATCGTCGGCGATCGGAAACTATTAAACTACCGATTATCGAGGTGAGGAAAGTGGATGTATGCTATCACGGCAGAATCAGGTGCTGGGAGTGCGCGCGTGTTCAGGAGTTTAAGGAACGCGTACAAGAGCTAGAGCAGGCGATTAAGGAAGCGTTGGACAGAATGAAGAGAGGCGGCGATGGCACGTGGACACAGGTGCGGATGATTTTAGAACAGGCATTGGAGGGAGAACAATGATTGAATTATTCCGATTCAACGGTCCTGCGCCGTTCTCCATTATTTTTTGGCAGCGAAACGGGGAGTACGTTTCCAAGACGATTTGTTACACGAAAGAGGAAGAATGCGAAGCCATCAGTCGTTTTTATACACCTAACGATTTTTATAGTACTTTTGACGCCGCAATCATTCGCAGAGAAAAAGAGGTCAAGGTTTATTCGAGATGGAAATCCGATTGGATCATCACGGGCACTGGAACTGCCGGTTGTTGAAAAACGACTTGGAGGTGGTTGTGATGCGTTGTCCAATCTGCGGTGGTCGGGCAAAGGTGTTGGATGTTCGGGAAAAACGAGATAAGGTGAAGCGTAGACGAGAGTGCCCAGATTGCTTAACGCGATTCACTACCGAAGAAAAGCTCGTTATGGAGTCGTTGGATGAATACCTAATCCGTCGTCTGAATCATAATTTTCGTACTCTATAAAAAGGGGGATATTTGAGTGAGAAATGGTTTAAACTTGGGGGATCTCTTTGACATGCAGGAGGCGCTGGATCATCACATCCGGCGCAAACAAAACATCCCGATGGATAGGAACCTCGTTCCGTATTTGGTGGATGCACTGGATGTGGAAATAGCAGAACTGCAAAACGAAGTCCGATATTTCAAGTTTTGGAGTGCAGACCGAAATATGCGGCGTGAAGCGGCGCTCATGGAGTATGTTGATGGACTGCATTTCTTTTTAAGTCTAGGGCTGGCGTTCGGTATTCCTCGTGAATTTGAACCGTTACCGCACCATTACGGTGATATCCGAAAACAATTCCGGTCGCTGAAACGCTATGTCTACGTCATGGAAGGGCCGATGCAGTGGTATATCGCATTTAATCTTTTTCTTGGACTAGGAGAACTGTTGGGATTCAGTTGGGCGGAAATTGTGCAGGCGTACATGGCAAAAAACCAAGTCAATCATGAGCGTCAAGATGCAGGATATTGAGGTGATAGCGTGGCGATCAGCGTAGCAAATCGCGGAATGGCATTCGAGCATCTGATTGAATACACGAATCGCTGTTACAGGATAAAAGGAATTGCTCACATCGAAAAAGTGCCGACTCCCTGGAAGGTGATCCGGAGGGGAAATCGCATCATCAGCGCGTTCCCAGAAAAGAAGGGAATGGTGGACTTCATTGGGATTGCTCATGGCCGCATGATTGCCTTCGATGCGAAATCGACGAGGGAACGTACCCGGTTCCCTCTCGATAACATCGAGGACCATCAAATGGCTTTTTTGAAGTCCTGGCGCGACCAGGGAGCAATCACCTTTTTCCTGGTGGAATTCGTAAATCAGCATGAAGTGTATCTCCTTCGTTTTTCGGATGCGGAGAAATGGTGGGGACAATCAAAACAAGGCGGCCGGAAGTCGATCCCCTACGAATGGTTTGCGGAGCATTGCGACCTGGTGAAATCGAGCCGGGGGATCCCGATCGATTATCTGAAATGCCTGGAGAAATGATATGCATGTATTTGTATCTATTCACGACGACCGGCCGGAATGGATGAAAAAAGAGGACGCTCTTATGTGTTGTTGGTGGTATTGTCCGTTATTCAAAAAATGTGCGACTCGTTGTGGTCATGACTGCACACGATTTGGTGGCGAAGTAATACCGAAAATAAGGGGATGATGGCATGGATCAGTTGAAATGGCAGCGCGAAATTGTCCGGGATGAATACGTAACGGAGGCGGATATCGATGTTCGTGCGCGTGAAATACTTCGAATTTGGCAAAGAAAAGGGCTATACCATGTGGGCCAAAAGTAAGGAGGAAGTCATCGCCAATCTGCGGCAAGTTGGCTGTTCTCCCGACATGGTTAGATCGCTTGAAATATGCAAGCCTGGAGAAAACGAATTCAAACTATACAATCCTAAATTCTTATGGTGATGTAGGGGACTGAAGAATAAAAAGACCGGGCTTCTCCCGGCCGATAAATGGGGGTCAAGATACCCATATTATACCACGGGAGGGGTTCGAGTGGTAAAGTACAAACAAATATCCTTTGTACGCGACGTGGATGGGGAGAAGACAAAAGAGGCTGTGGAGGCAGCGCTTGAAAAATACCGGATATACATGCTGACCGTTCCAGACGAGCATCTCCCGCGAGTGACACAGACGTACTCTCTCGTGCCGCCGTCGAAGACGAATGCATTTTACTCATCTACAGAAAGCGCGGCAATCAAAAAAGCAGACTTCGAACGAGAACGCGACGAGTACATGGAGAGAATACGCCGCGCGGTGAATAAGCTCAATAGAATGGAAAGGGAATTGATTATTAAGCGATATCTGACACTGGAAGAGCCTTATGATTACGAGGTATATAACGAAATGGGAATCAGTGAATCGAGGTTTTACCGCGTTCGCGAGAAGGCATTCTACAAGCTAGCCTTTGCGCTCAGAATCGAAGTATACAAAGAAGAGGCACCTGTTTAGGTGTCTTTTTTTACAATGGTATAAATGGTTATAATTGTAATATGATTTAAAGACAAGTGATTATTCGTGGGTAATTTAAAGCTACAATGGAAAGAAAAAAGTTACAGATCAGCGAGCGAGAAAGCCCGCTCCTTGAGGGGTGGGATGAAAGCGAGCCGTTTTCTTCATATTATTGAATGATGATGAAAAAAGCGGTATCATGTAATCGTCGCAAGGAGGTGAATCCATGCCGACCATCACACTAAGGCTGGAACTGCACAACCCAACGAAAGTCAAACAAGACATGTATGAACGGATGACAGAAGTGAATACCGCGTTTGCGAATTGGCTGTTGAATCATCCCGAGCTGAATCAAGCGACGAGCAAACTATTTAAAGAGTTT